ATATCACACACCTAACCCAGATGTTCATCAACAAGAACGATATTTATATAATGATAAATCTAATTCACAGATGTTAAAACTTATGGAAGAAGTCGGTGAAACAGCTAAAGCACTAGCCTATAATGACGCAGACGGTTTGAAAGACGGCATAGGTGATTGTGTAGTAGTCTTGATTATATTAGCAGCACAGAATGGTTTGACATTAGAAGAGTGTATGGACGCCGCATGGGACGAGATAAAAGACCGCACTGGTAAACTCGAAGATGGTTTATTCAAAAAAGATGACGACTCGTAGGCTAGGTTACATTGGCGTTGCTCTTTTATATACTATAAGGGTAAGTTAATCAAACTATTAGAAAGGAGAAATTATGAATATATGTTCTTACTGTAGAGACCCTGAGTGTCGAGTGCCAGAGGCACGAGCACGACTAGGTTACACTACATGTATTGATTGCGGTGAGCAGGTAGCTTCTAAACTGACTGAGCAACGTAAAAAGCAGACTGCACCTGCTTATAACAAAGGTGCATACCAATATATAACTATAAATGATACTAAGAGTATCGGGAGATAACTATGAAAGTAACTAATATTGACGAAGTGAGATGTAGCATTAAAGGTTGCTATATCGAGCCATTACGACACCCTGAAACAGGTGAGGTTGTGTGGGCAGGTGGTAATAATGCCGAGCCTATTAATGATGGTAGATGCTGTGACGAGTGCAACGCTACAGTTGTAATACCTGCACGTATCGCATTGATGGAGGCTAACAATGGAAGCTAATAAAGAAAATCAGAAGCATGGTAAATATTTTATCATGCTCGACCTTATGCAAGAGTCAGGACAAATGAATATGTTCGGAGCACCTGCAAAACTACGAGAATTATATCCTGAACTAGCTAAACGCGAGGCTATGGATATAACTACTACATGGATGAAAAGTAAAACGACAGGAGGCAGAGATGGGTCTTGATTGTTATATAGTTCACGGCAATGATCGTGACAAAGCATTTACTTACAAAGACGATGAACGTTTAAGAAATATTTTTCTTTGCGGAGGTATGTTGAGTGGTGATGGTAGTGACGGCTCGTTTAGAGGCAAAGTTTACGAGCCTTTAATAGATGACCTTATGAGTATGTCAGACGAAAACTTTCATGGGTGTGGTATATGGCATAAATCAGATGACGATGACCCTCCATATGTTACAAGCGATGAACTAAAAGCACAGGCTAAAGCATTAGAAGAATTTATACAAGAAGCAATAGCTGAAATGGAAGCACCTCCGAGTGAAACCTATGACGACGATACTATTATTTATACAACACGTGACGGGTCTCTGGAGTATACATACGGCGAAGTTAAAGACCTAGCGACTTTACTCGGCGTTGCTGGTAAACGTGGTGCGGTAATGCACGTATGGTGGTAAACGATGGCTGTTAAATATATCTGCGATGAATGTAACTCTAGTATAGATTACTCTAGTCCTGTAACTACTGATGAGTTCGATAATAATGTTACTTATTATCCTGAAGGTCTTATTACTCATGATGGTGAATTTATGGATAATCATATATGTAAGAAGTGTGCTATTCGTGAAGGTGACTCCCCCGACTACTTTATAGATGACGATGATCGTCAATGACATACTGGTATAAAATGGGGTTGCTGTTTGCTATACTATATATAGTAATAAATAAGAAAGGAGAATTATGAAAAAACTATACCAATTATATTTTGAATCAGAAGACGGACTACTACGGCATGTGTGCATATGTGCAGTTGAGGAAGTAAAAGATATCCTAGAGCATTATGGTGAGCTCTATGATAGGATAGTAGATAGTAAACTCTACCTAGATATGTCGATTGAATCACTAACTTCTGATCCTATACTACAAAACTACGAAAGTGTTGTTGGTGAAATACTAGAAGATATGGAGACAGGCGAGCAGTTTGTCTATACCTACGGCTGGAGTGAAGAGACTGACGGCTATTGGTGTGAGCTTCTACCCTATAAAGAGAAATCCATCACCCCCTAAACTGACTCCTCAGATGGGTTGTTCTTTGACCCCGCTTCGGCGGGGTTTTTTATGGGGCGGTGGTTGACGGCTGGGCTACTTCGCTTTGTTTCTTAGTTATAATATACCTAGTAATAAAAACTATAATAGAAAGGAGAAAATTATGAACGAAGCATACATTAAGATAAATCGTAAGTTAGATACTTACATGCAAGATGAATGGAACGCTACCATTCCTTTTAGTGAAGAGGGAGGAGAGTTAGCTGATACTTTGATCGAGTTGATTGGTCCAGGAGGAGTTGTCGACGGTTTCGAAGTTGTGACTGACGAAACTAGAAAAGGTTGGGGACCAAACGATGAAATCAAGGTAGTGATTTTACAAAGCAAAGATATTATGTATTATGTTTTTGGCGAGGGAGACAGTCATAGTTATTATGCTACGATAACTAGGCGTTATCTACACGACCACGGACAAGACTATCCTTATGGAGTGACCGAAAACGGTTTATAGAATACTCTACTAAATGCCCTCGATCAGCGTTCAGTTGGTCGAGGGTTTTTTCTATTGAATCTATGTGTATTGTTATTCTGTAAAAGAAAAAAGTTTTTGAAAATAATTCTCACGATTGGCTAATATCACTAATATACTAATAGAATCAGGCTACAAGGCTCTTGGTCAGTGGATTGTTGTGATTGTCAAAAGTAATAGATTTTCTATTAGTTATTACAAATGTATGGTAAGATACCTAGAGGGCATGAGAAAAGTATATAATTGATATAGTTTTCTAATATTATTGTAATATCATTTGGTAAGTCCAGGAGACACGATGAAACAGCTGACATACACATCATTAATACCGACAGAAGATGGTAAAGCATATGTTGATGACAAGGGTAAGATATGGCAACCACTCAACTCAAAGCAAAAACTGTTTTGTAAGGAGTATCTGAAAGGACAAACGGCTACCGAATCAGCTATTAAAGCAGGGTATACAAAGGACAGGAAGGGTGCGAAGACACAAGGAAGTGTTCTACTAAATCATAACCCAGTTGTACGAAACTATCTCATTGACTTGGAAATCGCAGCCTCAGAGAAGGACGCAGTTTCCCTAGAGAATCATTTGTCCACTCTCCACGAACTACGGGAAGAGGCAAAAGAGCAAGGTCAGATATCCGCAGCCATCACAGCGGAGGTTCATCGAGGCAAAGCAGGTGGACTCTACATTGATAGACGCGAGATACTAACCGCGAAGATCGACATGATGTCCAAGGACGACATACTCACTCGACTAGAAGAAATGATCAAGAAGCGAGCAAGCGAGTCAAACGTGATCGAAGGTGAGTTTTCCAAAAAGGATTGAGCTCAATCAATCTACTCTACTCTACCACTCTACTCTATCAACACCAACGGACCACGAACCCATACCCGAGAACAAGAGACGAAGAGACGATTAGAAGAAGAGACGATTCCTGCCTCCTGTGATCCATTTATTAAAAGTAAATTAGTTTCTATTAGTGGTTGCTTTCTTAAAGTAAAGTAGTATAATGAATGCATGGTTAGGTAATTAAGCCTACCAGTTTTCAAGAAAGGAGAAATTATGAAAACAGAAAAAACTATAGATACCAACTACAAAGCACCAACTGGTCGTAGTTATTCCAACGATGCAATTATTACATTAGTTGCAACGCCTACAGGTAAACTGCCTGCTCAGGCTGGTAAAATTATCGAGTGCTTAGTGAAAGCTAAAGACCACACGATGACAGTCCAGGAACTTATCGGTAAAGATGAGGCTGGGTTAGATAGTAAACTGGATGAGGTTGGACTTCAAACAGTGCAGACACCTAGAAAGATCTGGCAGTTCTACAAAGCTAGATTGGTTTCAGATGGTCTGATAACTGTCAGCTAATCACGATTGGGCGACTTCGGTCGCCCTTTCTTTCGCTCAGCTCTATCGTCTCTTGCTCTACTCTACTCTATCACTCTACTCTACTCTACTCTACCCATCGCCTGTTCACCCACCCACCCTCCCCAATGAATAGAAGAAGAGAAGAAGAGACGATTAAGGTAAGTAGCTTATAGGCAAAGAGACGAGCTAAAAATAAAAGTAAAATAAATAGTAAAGGGGTATTTACAAGTAAAGCGGTTTGATATATCATTACCTTATTATTTAGTTAAAGCGGTACTAATTAATAACTAAACTATAATAAACCGCTAAATAGGAAACTATAAAAATGAAAAACGTAAATAAAACTAATACTACTAAAACTAGCTTAATAGATACTAACTATAAAGCCCCTAGCGGACGTAGTTATAGCAAAGACGCGGTTATTACTTTAATAACTAATAAAGGTAAAGTACCAGCCCAAGCAGGGAAGATACTAGAAGCGTTAACTAAAGCCCCTAACCATACGCTAACCGTAGAGCAGTTAGTAGGTACGGACGAAGCGGGGTTAAATAGTAAGTTAGATGAAGTAGGTTTACAAACGGTTCAAACGCCTACTAAAATCTGGTCTTTCTATAAGTCTATGTTAGTATCTAAAGGGTTTATAACTGTAAGTTAATAGCCCCTTTCGTTAAGCCCCGCTCCTTGCGGGGCTTTTCTTTGCCTATCTTATTCGTTAGTTCGCCTACCCTATCCGCTCCGCTATACGCTTATTCGCTACCCCTATACCCCCTTTTACGCTCGCCTGCTGGGTCCCACCCGCCCGCCCCA